GGTATATACAAAGCCATAACTGTTACTAGAAGTGACAAAACTGACGAGCATTTTATTGATCCTATGGGTCAAAACAGAATTGCCGCTTATATACCAGCATTAGGTCAAGATCCAGATAATCCAATGTACTTCAAACATGCTAGTACTGGTTCTATCTCCAATGTACCAGTTGATTCTGGAACTACCGTTTTTGTTTTCTTTGCAGATAGTGGTAAAGCAACTGAGGGATTCTGGTTTGCCCAGGCAGGACACATTGTCGATGTTGTTAGTGGAGGAGTGATGGGTGTCCCACAAGTAGATGGATCGGGCGCTGGTGAAGGTGCTTTTAAAGATACCCCATTAATGAAATCTTTTTCCACTATTGACGATATTGAAAAAGATGAAAAAGAAGTAACAAATGATCCAAGAAACAAGAAAATTGCTATACAAGGCACACTCACTGACGAATTAAGAGGAACATCTACCTCTTCTCCTAGAAGAGATGCCTCATATGAAATAGCACAACATTCTAAAGTTATGGGATTTAAAACACCAGGTGGCTCTGCTGTATCTATAGATGATGGTAGTGTTGATGATGATGGAAATATTTATTCTGAACAAATAAGAATAACAACTGCCTCGGGTGCTGCCGTTATCTTAGATGGTGGAAACGATTTTATTTACGCAGTAAACAGTAGTGGTTCTGGATGGGTAGAGATTGGAGCAAATGGTGAGGTCATGGTATACGCCGAGGGCTCTTTGAGTATGAGAACAGAAAAAGATTTTAATATTCGTGCAGACAAGAATATTAATTTAGAAGCAGGTGAAAATATAAACATGCACAGTGTGGGTAATACTAAAATTAATTCAGACAACGAACTACATTTACGAAGTGTAGGTAATCAATTTTTACAAAGCGAATCAGGTATGAACATTAATGTTGGAGTTAATTGTATAGTAACTACTGGTGGCAAATTACACTTGAATGGCCCAATTGCAAGTGAATCAGAACTTATTCTAGTTGACGATATGCCAGATATGCAAAACTTAGAGGCTACGGAATTAAAAGATACTATTGTATCTGCAATGCCAACACATGAACCATTTGTTAGACCACAAGTAAAAGAATTGAAAGAAACGGCAAGTGATTTTGCTATTTCAAAAGCAAGTGAAGAAGGCTTAGAAAAAGCAGGAATAAAAAAATGATATATGACAAGCGAAAAGGTTCATTATTAAATTATATACAATTGCCGTTGCATGTTATCACTTCGTCTGGTACTTATCTAGGAACTGGTTATGACCTAAATGATAATCCAACGTATATACTTTCTCATGTAAGAGTAAATCTTGAAAACGCAAATGATTTAACATTCTCATCAAAGAGTAAAGATGCTATAATACTAGACAATAAGCCAACACTTACTGTTGAAGATAATCTAGTTGGTTATAATTATAAGATATCAGATACTGAATTGAATTATGGATATATCACTGTTTCGTCTACACGTGTAGATATTACGACTGATAAGATAACAAAAGGAATGGCAAAGTTTATTTTAGAAAAACAATTACGAACTATTGGTAACGTATTAGAGAAGTTTATTACAGTAAAAATATCACAACCACACTATGATGCTTTGTTATATCACTTCTTTAATGAAGGAATTAGTACCATAGAAAACAGTTCTATTGTTAAACTTATAAATGCTAAAGACTGGTATTCAGTGACAGACGAAATTCAAAAAAATATAATGAAAAATGGCAAAGTAGATGATAAGTTGGCTCAACAGAGAACAAAAACTGCTAAGATGTTTAGTTTCGTGCCTGGATTCTCTTAACGACTTGCTATAACTTTATCTGCTAAACCAAAAGCAACAGTTTCTTCCGCTGACATAAAGTTGTCACGTTCCATAGCCTCGGTCAATTCATCAAATTTCTTTCCAACAGAATTATGATTCACATAGATTTTAGTCAATCTTTCTTTCATTTTCATCATCTCATCAACTTGAATCTTCATATCAGTTGCTGGTCCACCGGCACCACCACTTGGTTGATGAATCATTGTGCGACTATTTGGTAACACATGTCGTTTTCCTTTAGCACCAGCCTGAGCCAGTAGTGAACCCATTGAACATGCTTGTCCCATCACTGTGGTTGCTACTGGAGAAGAGATAAACTGCATTGTGTCATATATCGCCATGCCTGATGTTACTGTTCCACCAGGTGAATTGATATAAAAATGAATATCCTTGTCTGGATTCTCTGCTTCTAAGAACAATAATTGGGCACAAATCAAATCTGCCTGATAGTCATTAACTTCACTAGTTAAAAATATTACTCGTTCTTTTAATAGACGAGAAAAAATATCGTAACTACGTTCTCCGTTTGCTGTTTGGTCAACGACCATTGGTACTAAGTTTGGCATAAAGTATTCCTTATTATGATGAAATTCTAGTATTATTTATGTTCTATAATAACATTATTATTCCAGTTTGTCAATTAAATACGAATATTAAGTGGAGATAAATACATTTAAGAAATAAACTACAGAGAAAATAAAGTTATGCCACTATTCACGGGTTTTAGTACCAAAAATAAAAATGCAATAAATCATCAGTTAAATGACAAGGATTTAGTAATTGAAGACCTTATGAATCATATCATGACCCGTAAAGGTGAACGAGTAATGTTACCTACTTATGGGTCAATTATACATGATATGTTATTTGAGCCGCTAACTGAAGAAACAACTGAGTTGATTGAAGAAGATTTAACAGATATTATAAACGATGATCCGAGATGTAACTTTGTTAGTATTGAAATCACGGACTCTGACCATACAATAAACGCTATTTTAAGACTTGAAATACTGCCATCAAATGAGCCAGTAGAATTGAGTATAGATTTAGATAGAGAATAATAGAGAGAATAATATGAGCCAAGAACGTACAGACAATCTATTTGCAAGTGAGAGTTGGACAGCAGTATATACTGCATTTACCAACATTAGTCTCAAAGCATATGATTTTGACACAATTAGAGAAGCCCTACTATCATACACAGCCCAGACTTATCCTGATAAATTTAATGACTTTATTGCAAGTTCAGAATTTGTCGCTATTTTAGATTTGGTTGCATATCTTGGACACAGTTTATCATATCGTTTAGATATGAACACTAGAGAAAACTTCATGGATACTGCTGAACGTAGAGCAAGTATTCTACAGATGGCAAAATCATTAGGTTATAACAAGACTCGTCCAATCAATGCAAAAGGCTTTATGAAGATTACGAGTTTGTCAACTGATGAAAATGTGTATGACAACTTGGGTGTTACTCTTGCAGGCAAGAGTATCAATTGGAACGATAGTAATGATATAGATTGGTATGAGAACTTTATCAGTGTTTTAAATTCTGCCTTTTCTAGCACCACTAAAATTCAGAATCCTACATCTACATTAACAGTTGCAGATGTAGAGCATTCATTGTATGAAATAAATGAAGATAGCGAAACAAAAAATATAAACTATTCGTTTTCTGCAAACGTTGATGGGAAAAGTAGAAACTTTGAAGCGGTTCGTGTATTACTAGATACCGTTAATGCAAGAATAGAAGAAGATGAGCCAAAACTGAATAACAACTTTACGATTATTAATCGAAACGACAATTTGGGTTCTGCTAGTGACAGAACTGGATTCTTTGTTTACGCAGTTGCAGGTACATTAGGATTTGAAGACTTCACTTATAATACTCAAGTTTCAAATAGAATACAACGAGTAAACGCAATCAATATATCAAATTCTGATGTATGGATTCAGAAGATAGATTCAACAAGTGTTTATGTATCAAGTGTAACAAAAGTAGATAATGAAACAAGAGAAACAGCAATCTATAATAGTTTACGAACTGGTTCTGGAGATATCGTAAGTATAAATTCCGCAGATAACAACACCATCGAACTACATTATCCAGATGGCATATTTGGTAACGCGGCATATGGCAACTACAGAGCATGGTATAGAATAGCAGATAATGATAATTTTTCTGTAAATGCTAATGATATTACTAATACAACGATAACAATTCCTTATACAGGCAGTGATAATAGAACATATAGATTGTCATTGACAATCAGCAGTACAAAAGATTTTACTGAAAACTTCTCAGGTGAAACATATGCAAGTGTACGTAGAATTGCACCAAGAAGTTATTACGCACAAGATAGAATGGTCAATGCACAAGATTATAACGTATATCCTCTCACTCTTGGAAATAACGTTGTTAATAAAGTTAAAGCAGTAAACACTTCTTTCGCTGGCAACTCACGTTTCTATGAGATGGATGATGTTCTAGGACATCACTCTAACTTGAGTATAATAGGCTCAGATGGTAGTGTATTTGTTGAAGACGAGCCAATATCAATTTCACTAAGTTATAACAAAAGCAAAGGAAATAGCGATAATTTTATAAGAAACGACATAGCAAATACAATAAAACATCCAAGTCTTTTAAATAAATTTCTTCATGAGAACAAAACTAATACTACTGAAGTAGTTCTTGCTCAAACAGGAAAAACTTATACAGTTGATCCGTTAGATGGAATGAAAATCTCAGCAACATCAATGACAGAAACAGTATATGTAGGAGACACTCTTAAATTAGAGACTAATTCTGGAATTACTATTTGGGCAGATGTAAAAACAGTAAGTGGAACAGATTATACATTAAATAAGAAGATTCAAGAAGATGGTGATAATTCTCCAACAATAGATCCTGATATAACACCAGGTATTAAAACAGTAGTAAGAGGCTTTAGAACTAAATTTAATGAAACTGAAATTGCCGCAATTAAGGCAAAAGTTGATCCAAATGGATTATCGTTTACGTTATATTACACATATACAATCGTTTCCCCTGCGACAACGCCAACTTGGAATTGGAGTTTAACATCTAGTGTAGCAACAGATGTTAGTGTTGAATTTAAATATGAATCTGGAATCAGAGACAACGAAGCAGAATATAAAGTCACATTTATTGGTAAAAAAGTAGCATTTGAAAGTTTAAAACAAGTTAAGTTTTACTATGGTAACACTACTGATGTAATCGATAACGAAACGAAGTTATCTCAACGAGATAAAATATTTCTCAATCATCATCAACATAACGATGCCGAAGATGGAGACACAACACCTACAGTCGAAAAGAATGTTACTGTAGGACAAACTTCGATATCAAATTATAACTCTGTTGGTTCTGGTGCAACATTTAAAGCAAATTTTCATAATACAGGCGCACGAATTACATATGATTTTATAGAGAATAATGACTACGGCACAGAGACAACATACACACATGATTTAATATCACCAGATGGACAACCCTATCCTCTTGAAGATGGCACTGATGCCGATCCTAATATTACATCTCATGACTCTGGAGATACAGGGTGGCCTATAGGTGATGAAGTAGAAGGTACTGCTCCAAATAATTTTGGAATTAACACTATAGAGTGTGCAGTACCTGACTTAGCAGATTTTCTAGGTACATCAACGTTTATTGAAACTAGAACTAATACAGCAACGACAGAGACTAACTTATCACTTGAAACAATTGCATTTACAGGTGGTGACACTGGCAATGTTGCAAACGCCTCTAGTGCTTTTACAACTCTTACATCTCAACAGATAGAAGATTTAGGATTCAAAGGCGAGGTGTCATTAACTTATTTTGATGCCGCGGCAACTTCGAGTAATTTTGTTTGGCTAGATGTATCTGATAGTGCAGAACAAAACGAATTTACTACTGTTTACAATATAACACCAACGCCAAATCAATATGAATTTACTTTACCTACTCAAGTAGGATTTCAAATTAATCATCTCGATGATGATATTTACTTCAAGCAATATGCTTATGGAGAATTTTCAATAACAAGTTCGACTCCGATTACTGAGAGTAACATAGTACTTAAAGACAATGTTACTCAATCGTCAACTGATTCTTCGGGTGTTGGCTTTAACAAACATGTAACTGTTACTAACACCTCGGGTACTACATACAAAATTGTTTTTTGGACATATGCCGTGACTGTTGGACAAGATTTTGACGTGTCCACTGCAGGTGTGGCAACTGAACTTGATAATACTTGGTCAGTAAGAGTAACAGCATCATTTAAACTTGGAATTGAAACAACTACTTCAAGTACCACATACAAAACATTAGCATCATATGTTTATGATGACTACATAACATCTGCGGGATATGTAGATAATACAAAAGTTAAACTATTGACTTCAGATACAAAAGATAATCCATTTGCTTTACTTGATATTACCAAACCGAATGGAATTGTAATGGAAGAATATGGCACTAATGTACCAAAATTTGAAAGAGCATCTACCTATGCCGCTTCAGCAGCCAGCGAAGGCAAGGTGCCAACAACTGCTATAATATACTATAACACAACTGACGGTGATTGGTATATGCGTGTCGGAGGAGGCTGGAGTGTACTTACACCATATGTAGACGAAACTACTGCTGATAGAATTCAAATCAATTATGCCGACATACAATACAGAGTATTAGAGGGAATAAATTTTGTTGAAGACAGTCTGTCGAGTTTTAGATGGGAACATTATGCTGATTTAGATAAGAGAATAGATCCTAGTACAAGTAACATTGTTGATATGTATGTATTGAGTTCAGATTATGTTAGAAAAGTAAACGAGTGGGTAGCAAACAATTTCACAACGACTACTCCAACTCCACCTAATAATTATGAATTATCAAAAATAATGGACACTATAGAGCCAAAGGCGGCTATGGCTGACCACATTGCTTATATTCCTGTTCAGTTTAAATATCTATTTGGTTCATATGCTGAAGCAGAAAATCAAGCAGTATTTAAAGTTATTAAGAAGTTAGGAGTCGGATATACTGATAGTGAAATTAAAACAGCAGTATCTACAAAAGTAAACGAGTACTTTGTAATTGATAATTGGGATTTTGGTGATATATTCTATTTCTCAGAATTAGCGGCATATCTTCACAAAGAACTTGGCGATTATATTTCAAGTATAGTTGTTACACCAAAAGTTTCTTTATCTGGCACTACAAACGAATTTACAAACTTATTAAGCATCTCATGTGCTTTAAACGAAATATTTATGGCAGTAACTACATCAAGTGATGTAAAAATAATTACACAATTAGCACAATCTGAATTAGTAGGCGAATAATATGGCAAAGAAGATTTATGACTTTCTTCCGGGACATCTAAAGAACAGCGAGTTAGAAACAGTATTTGAAACGACACTTGACCGCGTGTTTTCTGTTGGTGAAATGGAGAAAACAAAAGCGTTTGTTGGTAGAAGAGAAAAAGGAATATATAACAGCAATGATATATATCTTTCATTTCCAACACAATCATATGCGAGAGATAATTACGGTTTAGAACCAACCTTTACAAATACAAACGCAACTGATAATATATTCTATGATGACTTGCTGAATGCGTTATACAACAAAGGCGCACTGACAAACGACCACAGACGATTATTTAAGAGTACGTTAGAAACAGTTACTTTACCAATAGACTTAGACAAGTTTGTCAACTACAGTATGTACTACTGGGTGTCTCCTGGTTTTGACTCTTCAATCACAGGCTCAACAAAAAAACATTACGTTACAATCGACAAAGACGCCACTGCTACAGACTTTTGGAAAACTAATAACTCTTGGTATCACTATGATGATATCAGCGCCTTGATTACAGATTCTAATTATACTTTAATAGCACAAGCAACGAGACCTATTATTGAATTTGATAAAAACATTGAACTGAGTGTTACAAGTGCCGCGACAACAATAGCATCATCATTCGATTTTCCTACATTTAAATCATATGATTCTACTAACACATATCTTAGTGATATAAAAATATTTCATTACGTAATCGGCAGCGGTTATACAACTGATACTGAATTAGGATTTGCTCCGAAATTAAAAGCGGGTGACTATCAGAGTGAATATGTATTTAATATAGATTTGTTAGAAACTTCAACATATAAACTAGGTTCAGATTATAAAAAATTATATGTCACATCGGTATTTGATTATAGAAACCTAAGACAAGAATTGGGTGA